TACCGCAAATGGTGCAAGGACAATCCAAGATATCTATATCAGTTATCCAACAAGACAGGTGAAGCTGTTCCTGTACCGCTTGAGAGACCTCTCACTGTGGTTGGATTCAGAGCATTTGCAGCTGATAAGCACAAAAGTGTGGAAGATTATTTTGCGAATACCGAAGGAAGATATTCGGAGTTCACCACAATCTGCCGCACGATAGAGGCAAACATCAAGCAAGACCAAATTGAGGGAGGTATGGCAGGACAATACAACCCATCCATCACTCAACGACTGAATGGATTGACTGAAAAGACTGACATCACCAGTGGAGGACAAAGTATCTCCGAGGTGAAGGTCAACATAATTAAACCGACTGAATAGATATATTTAGTATCTTTGGTCAAAGTTGTCTATATAGGATAAAAACCTGTATAGCATTCCTATTGCCTAAACTTTGCATATGGCTTCAATCACAATCGACTCCACCGTAATCTTCGAAAAGAACTACACTGCACTGGATGACGCGAGCATCAGGTTCATCATCAACGAGGGTGGTTCACGATCCAGTAAGACATACAGCCTATGTCAGATGATTATTGTGTACTGCATCCAACACCCCAACAAGGTGGTCAGTGTGGTGCGCAAGACCTTCCCAGCTTTGAGAGCAACAGTGATGCGTGACTTCTTTGAAATCATGAAGGCGATGGAGATATACGATGTGCAGAGCCATAACAAGTCAGAACACATCTATACCTTCCCGAACGGAAGCATCGTGGAGTTCTTTTCAGTGGATGACGAGCAGAAGATTCGTGGTCGAAAGAGGGACATCGGTTGGTGCAATGAAGCCAATGAGCTATGGTTCGAGGACTTCCAACAGCTTAACATGAGAACCGAGCAGAAGCTAATCTTCGACTACAACCCGAGTGAGAGTTCATCCTGGTTGTATGAGCTTCCGATGGATGAGTCGGTGGTCATCAAGTCAACATACAAAGACAATCCATTCCTTCCTGACAGCATCAAGAGACAAATCGAGGACCTCAAGAGAACCGATGAGGCACTGTATCAAATCTATGCGCTCGGTGAGAAGGCAATCAGCAAGTCGAACATATACTCAAATTGGACCTTTGTCAAGCATCGCCCTGCTCGATTCGTCAACTACGTCTATGGGATTGACTTCGGTTACAATCACCCCACAGCATTGGTGAGGGTCTACTATTGCGACAATGACATCTACATCGAGCCTGTCATCTATGAGTCGTATCTGACCACCACCAATCTTATCGCTCGAATGGATGAACTCGGCATCGAGAAGTACATCACGATCGTGGCTGACTACGCTCGACCTGAAATCATTGCCGAGATGAACAACGCTGGGTACGATGTGATGAACGCCAACAAGGTGGTCAAGAAAGGCATCGACAACATCAAGACATTCGGGGTGTGGTGCCAGGATGACCCGAGAATCAAGAAAGAGTACGAGAACTACAAATGGAAGAAAGTCGGGGACATCATAACCGATGAACCGGTAAAGCTGTACGATGATGCCATGGATGCCATCCGTTATGCCACGACTCACATCCGTCAGGAGTACTACACCGATGACTCATACTTCGCCTTTTAAACACTTCACACTTAATCTGCAACATAGGTATGGCATTTAGAACTCAGAAGATATCTCAGATGACTCCCAAGGGAGCCAACCTGGAAGCAACCGACCTCATCGAAGTATCGACCATCGAGAGTGGAAGTTACGTCACACGATCTATAACAGGTCAAGAAATCATTGACGCAGCTGTTGGCAACGTAGACTGGGGAGACATAGGCGGCACACTATCCGCACAAACCGACTTGCAAAACGCTTTAGACGCTAAAGTCCCAACCTCTCGCACGCTAACAATAAACGGAGTAACACAAGACCTTTCAGCTAACAGGACTTTCACTATAAGCACAGGAATAACAATCGGCTCTACTGCTATTGCTTCGGGTACAGTTGGGCGTATCTTATTTGAAGGAGCAGGGAATGTTGTTCAGGAGAGTTCGTCTTTATTTTGGGATGCTACGAATGCTCGTTTTGGAGTAGGTACAAGTTTACCTTCAGGTCCATTGCACGTTGTCGGTAGTGCAACAAGTGGATTCGACGCCATACTTTTTAAAGGTCAATATTCTGAAACGGGATATTTAGCGACAAGCAATGGTGCGGTTTATTTTGCATCGGGAGCAGGTGTTACGGGTAGTTTTTTGGAGTTATCAAGCGCGGTCGCTAATTTAAGAGGAGGCACAACCGCTGTAACTTTCACGGTTGGCTCAGAACGAATGAGGGTTAACAATGCAGGCAACGTCTTAATAGGCACAACAACCGATGCAGGTTTCAAGTTAGACGTTAACGGAACTGCGAGGGTGCAGGGTCAGCTAACTACTTCAGTCAATCAAAATAATCCAACACGAATAAGTATTACAAATACAACTTCGGGAACTCTTGCAGGAACTGAAATTCTATTGAACACACATTCAGGTGCTTTAATGGCAGCAGGTAAAGTGAGCAATGCTTACACACCTTATAAAACGCTTGCGGCAGGAGACGGATATTTGTACAATACAACATTTGGCGATATTTCATTGCTTAACGACTTCGCAACGGGTCGCATTAAATTTGCCGCAGGTGGCGCAAGCACCGCTCAAATGACCTTATTCAGTACGGGTAACTTCGCAATCAACACCACCACAGACGCAGGCTTTAGGCTTGACGTAAATGGTACTGCGAGGGTTACAGGCGCGATAACAGGTGCGGATGGTTCTTCTTTTAATGGTGTTATCTTTGATGGTGGAGGAACAAGAAGAATAAGACCAATTTTAAATTCCATAGACATAACAGATTCAAGTGGTAATATAGGTTTTCGTGTTGATTCTTCTTCAGTTAGAATTGCGCAAGCTTTTTCAAATGTTGATTTTGTACGAGGACTAAATTCAATGGTTTATAGTCAAGGAGCTTCGCAAATAATGACATTTACATTAGGTGGTCAATTTGTAAATCATTTAACACCATTTGCTGATATTGTTGCATCTGGATATGCGCCAAGCGCTCCTTCAGGAAATAACACAACATTAAGAATTTACACTACAAATACTACGTCAGGTATTTATGGAAATATTATTCTTTCTCATAATGGCTCAGTTAAAACAGGAAATATACTTATTGGAACATCTACAAATATAGCAAGCGCAATTGTAAATGTAGAAAGCACCACTCAAGGCTTCCTTCCCCCACGGGGCACTAATGCACAAATGCTGGCAATTACATCACCAGCAACTGGATTAATTTTCTTCGATACTACAAATAACAAATTAAATTGCTACGATGGAACAACTTGGCAACCTTGCTGGTAGATGCGGTATTTATAAGATTTCATTCCCAAATGGTCATTATTATTATGGTCAATCTATAAATATGAAAACAAGACGTGCAAGACATTTGTTTGAATTAAAAAAAGGAGTTCATTCAAATAGTAGATTGCAGAATTGTTATAATAAATATAAAGATTTTACTTTTGAGATAATTCAAGAATGCACTAAAGAAGAATTAAATTCAATTGAAACAAAGTATTTATTTGAACACGTAGATAATGAATTATGCTGCAATTTATGTAAAGAACCTAATTCAAGAAAAGGAACTACGCAAGATGAAAATGCAAGAAAAAAAATATCTGATTATCAACGTTTAATTGGCAAGGTTAAACCTGTATATATGTACACAAGGGATAATATGTTTTTAGTGGCTAAATATAATTCTATAACTGACGCTTCAAAAGCTATTGGTTGTGGACCTAAGGATATTCAAAAGTCTTGTAAAAGTAATGGTAAATATAACGTTAAAGGGTATAAGTTTTTATTTGCTCACCCCGTAGACAATTTTTTAAATAAAGTAAATCAATTAGTTTTAATATGACAACAACACCAACACAAGGAATAGCTATCGAACCCGTAGTATTCCCACTTAATCAAGGTACGGCAACACGAATGAGCGTACTTGTTTTACAATTCGAAACAACCGCAGTAACTTGTCAAACGTATTGGCAGTTGCTAACGGAAGACGGACAACAACTTTCTCAAGGCAACTACACTTTAACTCCTGAGCAGTTTAACGATTGGGGACAAGACAACAACGTAGTGAATGAGTATGTAGCTGAGGCAATCGGAGTTACAATAATTTCGTAACTTAGCAAGAAAAAAAGCTATGTTAACACTCAGCAAAGAACAGGTCACTCGATTGGAGGCTATCCTCGCAGAACTACCGATGAAGTACGGTGTTCCAATTCTTAACATCCTAAACGAAAGTAATGGCTCAGACAACCATAGCGAGTCCGCAGATAAAGACACCAGCGTACAACCCGATTAAGTACATTGTTGATTCAACCAACAAGAACAAGAACGGATTCAAATATATCTTTGATGTATATGAGGCAGGTACCGCCAACAAGATTGGTGAATATAAAGTATTGCCTCGATTCAGCGATGGCTATGGTGAGGAAGACCTTTCTAAGCTGTTGCAGAACAAAGTATCTTGGGACCTTCAGACAGTACTGACATCATCCTATGGTGCGCCAAATTCATACTATCTCTATGACGTAAAAGTCGGTGAGGAGTATGTGGCTGAGTTCAGTTACACATCTTCGCTAACCAATGCGAGTGGCAACGTGCAAATCAACGTGACCAACACATTCGCATCCGGGGACCAGGTAGTCATAACACAGGCTGATGGTGGTGTTGCCAACCCACAACTCGAGGGACTGCACACTGTCATCTCAGCAACCGGGTCAACTGTAGTAGTCAATGTCTCATGGTCCACGATCACTGATGCAACAATCGATGGCGTGGTCAGATACGCTGACAACCGCAAAGTCATCACTCGAGACATCACTGAGTTCGATTCATACATGGTATTCAACGCAGCTTTCAGATGGCTTGATTGGTCGGTGTATGATAACCTGGAATACAAACTCGACAACCCCTCAGCTCTATGGCTGACCAACCAACCAACAACTGACTTTCAATGCACACTCGGTCAGGACTTGTATCTAAACCTAATGAATCCTAAGGGGTCAGACAGGGTATTCTTTCAGAACAGCAATGGGTTGACATTTTACAAAGCCATCTCATCGCTTGACGATATCGTTCAGGTGCCTGTTGGTCCGAACAATTACGGCATCTTGGTTGGCACTGGAGACCTCATCGACAACACTGTTGAGTGGTATGATGTATGGTTCAACAACACGCTCACACTATCTGCGCAGGATTCGGTTAAGTACCGAATCACTTTAGATCGTAGAGTCCTCATCTCTGAGTATCACATCTTGTTCCTTGACCGCATGGGTTCGTGGAGTTCATTCGCCTTCCAACTCAAATCATATGAGCGAGGTGATGTCACTCGTGAGGTGTACAACCAGGATGTCACCGGATACATCAACGCATCTGATGAGTGGACATACGGCACTGAGGAGTTCGGATTCAGGACGATTAACACCAACGTTATCAAGTCATTCGACCTCAATACCAACTGGATGACTGAGAACATGGCTCAGTACTTTGAGGAGTTGGTAACATCGCCTCAGACGTTCCTCAAGATTGTGACCTATGTGACTACTCAAGACGGCATTCCACTCATTGATGAGGATGGCTGTCCGATTCACATTCCTGAGTCAACACTTTATCAACCATGTATTGTGAACAACAACCAATACGAGGTATTCAAACAACGAAATAAGAACCTAATCAAGCAGAGCATCTCAGTTCGCTTGGCAAATCAGGACAACATAAATGGTTAGGATACAACTTGAGAATGGGTATCTCGATGTGAAGGAGGGAACGGTCTTCCCATTGAACTTCGCAGTCGGTGACATTCGGGACTTCACTAAGCGTACAGGAACATTCTCCAAAACCATCACCTTGGTGGGCAACAAGAACAACAACGAGTTGCTCAACCACTACTATGATGTAAACATCCAAGCCGGTACATTTGACATAAATGCACTCACTAAGTGCAGTGTCATTCAGAATGGTGTGCCGATTGTGGAGGATGCGCTGCTTCAGTTGCTGTCAGTCAAAAAGAATCAGCAGACCGATGCCTATGAGCAAGGGGTGGAGTATGAGGTCTTAATCAAGGACACTCGCATCGAGTTCTTTACCACGATCACAAATGCTGAGTTGACTGACCTGGACTTCACTGACCTGAACCACACATTCGATGCAGCATCCATCATCGGTACATTCGCCAACACTGTGGCTGATGGTTTCAAGTATGTGATGCCATATGATACTGACAACATCTTCAACGTGCGTCAGTTCAAACCGGCTATATATGCCAAGACATATCTTGACCGAATCTTTGCAACAGCAGGCTTCCAATATGAATGGTCTGACTTAGCAGCTGCTCGATTCGACAAGTTGCTCATCCCATACAACGGTGATGAAAATACATTCGACACCACTGACTACTTGGTTGAGGAGGAGATTGGTCCTATTGATGTCACAACTCCAGTGACATCATTCGGCTCATACGATAACGCAACAGGATGGACTGAGATAACCGATGTACAGGGTTCATTCAACCCAACCACAGGCATCTTCACTGTGCCATTCGATA